GGCCCTTGCGGAAATACCGGCTGACGAACTCGGCCGTGCTCCGCCAGGTGACGANTCGGCAAAGAATACGTTGTCCGCCACCACGTCGAAGGCGGTGCGCTTGTTGCCGTCCCGGTCGGTGTACTGGCTGGTCTGGATCGACCCCTGCACCGCGACGAGCTGGCCCTTGCGGAAATACCGGCTGACAAACTCAGCCGTGCCCCGCCATGTGACAATGTTAATGAAATCGGTCTGTTTTTCCTGTCCCTTTGGCTGGTAGGTACGGTCCACCGCGATGCGGAAGCTGCACACAGATACCCCCGATTGTGTGCTTTTCAGTTCCGGATCGGCTGTCAATCGGCCCATTAGGCATACACTGTTGAGCATCTTATCCCTTCCTATAAATCAATTTTGTTTCGTCCCAATCCTGATACATCGACCTGAGATATGCCTTGATTTCCTCACGGATATATCGCCGGTCGGCGCTGTTGTCATACTGGCTGTGGCAGCAGATGCAGAGGGTCACAATATTTTCCTCTATCCCTAGCCCGCCTTGTGACCTAGCGATATAATGGGCGTTCGGCATAGCATAAGGGGAACCGCATAGGACACAGCAATGCCGATCCCGCTCCCATACGGCTTTTTTGACAGCCGACTGGATATTAAGCGCTTTTGTCCGCTTGTGCATTGCCCCACCCTTCTTTTAACATGGCCAGCTCTCCGGGTGTCATGGTCTCGATTCCAAGGTCCTCGCACTCACCCACGATCCCGTCAATCAGCCTGGACATCTGCTTTGTGTCGTATTGCGAAGAGCCGAAATATGCCTGTATCTGGTGCCCGGTTTTTCCATTTACCGTGATTTCTCCCAGGTCCCGGCACAATCTATATTCCTGCATCAGCATACCTACCGCCTGCGGTTTGACAATAAAATGGGTGTATACCCCGTATCTCTCCAGCATTTGCAGGTACACGTCATCCTTGCACGTCCCTACCTTTTCGGCGATTTTCCCCATGAGCACCCAGGCGTAGGCGTTGGCGTCCAGGCTTCGTTTTTGACGTTTTTCGGCAAGCTTTGCTGTATACATACGTTCCTTCATCCCGGACACAAACCGCCTTGCCAGAGTCGGGAATGTCACCCGCAGTGACAGCCACAGGCCTGCATCGTCTACAGACCACCTGGCTTTGTCAAAGTCAAGCTCCATCCGGCATCTCCTCCGCTCTAGGGAATGCGCGGCGCTTAAGGCAGACGGACAGATATCGAACTCGCGGCAGATACTCTTGGATGAATCCATCTGAGTATTCGATGTCGAACCTTTTGATCCTTTCCGGGTCAATCTCAGGAAAATACGGCGCCGCATAGTCGATTTCTAGTGGGGTATACGCATACAGTACGGCCTTCTCCAAACCCTTTGCCCACATCAACACCTGGCATTGCTGCCAATAGTTTTTTGGAACCGTCCGGAATCCATGCTCCGTGGTCTTGATCTCCACTACTTCTCGGCTTGTATACCCGTCATAATTGGCTCTGACACGGTATCGAGGGCGATATACGGGCTTCCTTCCGATCCGTATTCTCCGCCCGTCCACGTCACAAATGGTTCGGATGATCGGTATTTCCAGCAGCGTTCCCGTCTTCATAGCCCGGTTGGTGTATGGCGTGTCGTAGGCGCCCAGCTTCACCATCCACCATTTTCTGAACGTTTCGGTGCTCCAGTTCCCCATGATAATCGACGTATCCGATGCCCCAAACCATCCAGACCTGTCATGATTCTTAATCATGCCGCAGCACCCCATCCAGGCGTTTTTCCAATCCGCCGAGGTTTGACGCATGTTTGAATGTGGCTTCTATGGCCTTTTCCGATATCTCGATGATCCCGCTGAGCTCTCGTTGTCCGCCCGTTTGCTCTACGGCGGCAGCATATTTACGTTTCACACGCTCTATCACAGCATACAGGTTATGATATTCAATATCGTCTTTCGGCTTTTTGGACAGTTCCTTGTCCTCTTTTTCCCACAATGACAGGCCAAGCCCGGTATTCATGGCAACACATTTGACAAATCCGCGCTGTGTCGCATTATGGACATCCGACTGGGCAATCTTTGCCACATCGATATCACGGGCTCCGTCAATAACCGGATAGATCAGCTCGTACCGGTCGCCGTCGATCTCGACGAAAACATGTACCTCCGGGCACTTTCCATCTTTTAGGAACAGCGAATGCCCGTTTTCGCTCAGGATGTTTCCGTATTTCACGGACTTTGCACCGAACTCATACAGCAGCCGGAGGCAATCGGTCCATGATATATAATCCAGTTCCCCTTTTTTCACCCATTCGTTTCCTTCTTTTTTCATGATGGGCTTTTTGCTGATATACGGGGTAAGATCTTTTTTGTATAGATTCAAAAATGTTTCCATATTATCACCTCATGCGCTCGCTTGGCCGAACAGGGTGATTTCCACACGCTCTATGTCTTCCCGATCGGCATTCTTGATGATTTCCCAATCCGGGATATCAAAAAACGCGTCCTTTATTTCGGTTCTCATAAATTTGACGGGTTCATCGTCCAGGGACATCCACTCATTCAAGCTCACACTCGACGGGGACAATCCCATTACATCAAGCATATGTTCCACAGCCTCCTCTTCCCCGTACAAAAGACACCGCTCTTTTCTATTGATATAGATGGTCATCGGTTATTCCCTCCCCACTCCGGCACTATCGCAGTTCCTCTCCATCACTGCCCTGTCATATTCTTTTCGCCAATAATCTTGCGCCGTCTCGGCATTATGCAGCAGTTCCCGCAGTTCAGCGATCTGTGCCGCCTGTTGGACGA